GGCTGGAAAGGGGATGACACCCGTGAGAAGCAGGTGCTCAATGCGCTGTTTCCCATCATGTCGCGGGATCGGGTGGCGACGCAGGCTATTTTCGAAATCATCAAGAACCAATCGGGGTACTGATGAACGAGACGATCCAACTGGGCGAGATTTCAATAGCGGTGACCAGGAAGGACATCAAGAATGTCCACCTCACCGTTCATCCGCCTGATGGACGTGTGACTCTCGCCGCCCCAACCAACACTCGCCTAGAAGTAGCGCGTGCCTACGCGATCTCCAAGCTGGTCTGGATTCGTGACCAGCAGAGAAAACTGGAATGTCAGGCACGGGAAACACCACGCCAGTTCGTTGAGCGTGAGAGCCACCACGTTTGGGGGCGGCGCTACCTTATGACGGTGGACTACCAGGATGTGAAGCCCTCCGTTGCCCTCAGCAACAAGCGGATCACCCTGATCGTTCGTCCGGGCAGCAGTGCAGACAAGCGCGCGGAGGTGATGCATGAGTGGCACAAGTCGTTGCTACATGAGGTCGTACCGCCACTAATCCAAAAGTGGGAGCAAAAGCTTAAGGTGAGAGTCTCAGGCTATTTCCTGCAACGGATGAAAACCAAGTGGGGCAGTTGCAATCACGCAGAGGGAAACATCCGCCTCAATACGGAACTGGTAAAAAAACCGAAGGATTTGCTGGAGTACGTCGTCGTGCATGAAATGGTTCATTTGATCGAGCCCACGCACAGTGATCGCTTCATCGCCATTCTTGAAGAGCATTACCCCAGCTGGCGTGAGGCTCGCGCCGAGCTCAACGAATTGCCGCTGGCTGCAGAGGTCTGGAAGGAGTGATATGGCACTGAATCTGGCAAAGGTCGTCATCGGCTATCTGAAAGATCGGCCCGAAGAAAAATTCAGCGCACGGCAGATTGCCGAGTGGGTGTTCGCCACTTATCAGGATGAATGCCAGGAAAAGCGGGCCAATAGCCGCAGCGATTACATCAAGTCTGATGCGGATTTGGTGCAGCAGCTCCTCGCAGAAATCAGCTCGCAGCGCCCGCGCATGCAAACGAAGCATCCAGAACTCAAAACGACTGAAGGACGGCCGCGCAAGTACTACTACTCGGAGCGCTCGGACAGCGCCGAAGTGGCGGCGGCCGAAAGCGAGAGCACGTCAACGGCTGCGGATGCAAGTGCTTTGAAGATTGACGAGCACGCTCTGTACCCGCTGCTCTCGCAATACCTGTGGGAGGAGTTTGGCGTTTTCTCCAAGCGCATCGACGAGAAGCGTTCGTCGAACAAGCGGGGGCCGAACGGCAACCGCTGGCTTTACCCGGACGTGGTGGGTATGGAGGACTTGGGCAAGGAGTGGCACCGCGAAGTGCGCGACTGCGTGACGCAGTATTCCGACAAGCGCACCAAGCTGTGGTCGTTCGAGGTCAAGCTGCTGATCAACCGTTCGAACGTGCGCGAGTGCTTCTTTCAGGCCGTATCGAACTCGTCGTGGGCCAATTTCGGCTATCTGGTCGCTGCGGAAATCGGCGGCACCGATACGCTGAAGGAACTGCGGATGCTGTTTGCCGCCCACGGTATCGGCTTCATCAAGCTGGACGTGGAAAACCCTGCCGACAGTCAGGTGCTGATTCCGGCCCGAGAGCGTGACGAGATCGATTGGGACATGGCCAATCGGCTGGCCACAGAGAACCGGGATTTTCTGGAATACGTGAAGCTGGTGAAGCAGTTCTACCAGACCGGCGAGGCGCGCCCGGCTGACTGGGACGTTCCGGAACTGGACGATTGATCACCTATTCCAGGTGACCGATCACGTCGAGGCGTTCGTCACCGCGCTGAAACGCACCGAACCAACCGTCGCGGGAGTCGGCGTGGGTGCGGCTCACTAGCAGCGTGAATCCCTCGCAGCCTCGTGCCTTGGCGGTGGCGAAGTCGGTGGTGTTGAATTTAGCCTCGCGCACCAACGTCGTGGCCACCGACTTCATGGCCGATTCAAACAGATCGAGCAGATGGTTTTGCAGGCTGGCGTCGATGTTCCGCGAGGTCACGTCGTCGATGACGGCGTGCTTGAATCTATTGCTCATGGTCAATGCTCCGTGGTGGGTACGGATGACATGAACGCGCTGTCCGGGCTAAAAGCCAAGCGCATTCGGGATGGAACGATCAGGTGTTGCGAAGTGGCCAAGCGCTGATTACTTGGTGGCAGATGGAATCTCACTGACCCACGCCTGCAACGCCCTCAGTTGCTCGGCGTTTTCGTGGCAGGTCTGGTAGTTGGCGGCAACGGTTCCGGCGACGGCAGAGAGCGCAATGCCTGCGGAGGCCGCATCAGCATCTCGGGCGGGCTCGGGCAGCTCACCGGCGGCGGCAGCGTCGTGCAGGCGCACAAAGCCACGGTTGATAGAGCAAGCAGCATCGGCTTGAACTGGCACATAGACGGGAACCTCCTTGATGATGGTTTCGCCCTTCTCGCGAACGACGCGGACGCGGTCGACGTACTGGGTGACGACCTTGACGGTGGCTTGCGCCTGCCGCTCGCGGATGGCTGCGGTCTGTAGGGCTTGTTGCTGGATGGCGGCATCCCATCGCGCTTGAACGTGGCTCGCCCCCTTGATCCAGCCGAAGCCAATCAGGGCGACGCCGAGCGCCGTGAGGGCCAGCAGCCGGTACGGCCACGGAATCACGCTCACGACGCCTCCCCGATGCACTGCCGGTATTCAGCTTCTCGCCGTGTAGCCAGCCCGCCGCACAGCCGCGCGTTGGTGGGCAGCGCGCAGTCTTTGCCCTGGAAGAAGCGCCAGCGCAGCAGCTCGGCACAGGCTCCCGCGTAGTCCTGCACGTTGAGTTTTCTGACAAGCGTGGACTGGCAGAACGCGCGGCTGCCGACGTTGTAGGAAAAGCTCACCAGCGCGTCGTACTCGTGCTGGGCCAGGGGCACGGTCACGCATTGTTTGAGCGCCCCCTCAAACTGCTGCACATCGGTGAGCGCCCGAGCCAGCGCCTTCGGCGGCGTGGTGGTGTCACCCAGCTTCACCCCGGTGGTGGTGCCAAAACCAATGGTCGGTACATCGCCCTTGACGGGGATCACTGCGCGGTCGGTGTACCCCTCGTGCAGCACGATGCTGACCAGGGCGGCGGCGGACAGCGTCAGCCCGGTCACCGTCCTGCGCATCACGGGTGATGTTGGCCGGGTCATCGGTGCATCTCCGGCTGCGCCACGATGCGCGCGACGGTCGCGCCGATGCTGGCGGCAAAGGCCAGCAGCACAAACGCGCCGCGCGGCAGTACGTCCCCGAACAGCGGCACCACCACTTCCGCCGCCGTGAAGGCAGCGGCCAGCAGCGAGAAGCGAATGCTCCAGGCCCGTCGCAACACGCGCCGCCAGTCGTCCAGAAGGCAGATCTTCGGCTTGGCGGTCATTGGACGCCTCCCATCAGCTTCAACTTGATGGCGGCCCCCACCAGCAGCGCTGCCAGGATGCCGGTGGTCACGACCTTGATGGTGGTCTGCCACGCCGTTCGGCGGGCATCGCGCCACGCTTCCAGCAGATCGCGCAACTCTCGAATGTCACGCGCGGCGTGGCCGTTTTCTAGGCCGAGATGGGCGAGGCAACGCTCGGCTCCGCGTTCGGCGGCACGGTCGAGCAGTTCGTCGAAGTCCTCGCGGCGCAACAGGAGCATGTTTTCCACAAGGGCGGCGGGTTGTTGTTCGGGTTCGGTCATTGCAGGTCTCCAGAAATGCGAAACCCGCCTGATGCACGTGGCACCAAGGCGGGTTCAGGGGTGATCAGGAAGATGGGTTTCAGATTTCGATGATTTCCAGCGTCAGGCTGGGTGCGCCGCCTTCGATGACGTCATCACGCACGAACACCTTCTGGCCGATGGCAGCGCTGCCGCGTGCGCGGATCAAGCCGCCGCCGGGCAAGGCGACGGTCACCACGCCGGAGCCGACGCCCACCACCGTGCCCGCCTGCAATGGCGGATCAGGGATAAGTTGGCGGAACTGCTCGTAGAGGTTATGCATGGCTCTGCACCCCCAAGGTCTGCCAGACCTCCGGCATTCCTGCCTCGACTTGCGTCGAGCGCACGATGCCCAGCCGCGTCACGCTGCCGTCCTGGTATTCGACGAACGCACCCGGCTCGATGACCCCCGTCTCGGCCAACACCGGCAGGCGCAGGCTCACCTCGATCTGTTGCCCGGTATCGGCCAGAACCGATATGCCTCGCTGGCGCGCCGCAGCGGCTTCGGTGATCAGCGCATCGACCACCATTGGTGCCAGCACATCCCCGGCAGTCCCAGCCCGACTCACCTGCCCAAGCACACCGACATCCTGGCCGGACACGAATACGCGGTTGTAGCCGGGCTTCTCTACCCAGCGCAGCGACTCGCGGGCCACCGCATCGACGGGCAGTACGAAGTCCGGCGTGACGGTGTTCCACTCCCAGGGCGCAGACGGATAACGGTGGCGCACGCGGATGCTCTGGTCGGACGGGTGCGGGATCAGGTAACCCCCGGCCGCGCTGGCAATGGCAACCAGCGCCTCCATCCACGTGCTCTGCTGGGTGAACACCCCGGCCGGGACGTTCCAGTCGGTCAGGCCCCAATCGATGTTCCAGCCCAACGGGATGCCGTTGAGCATGAGTACGTCGTCCATCAACTGCCGCGCTGTGCGCGCCTGTGGTTGCTGGAAGTTCATCACCGGCGCGTAGGGCGCGGCCAGCACGGCGTTGCGCCCTCTTCCCGAGATGCGGATGCTCGCGTCGCCGAACACCCGCTCGCGGCTGATGCTCTCGGCCAGCACGCGGAACGGCGCCCCGTTGACGCTGGCCACCAGTTCGACCGGGCCGCCGTTGCTGCCGGGGGCGACGAGGGCTTCTGCGGCGGCAGGGAGCAGCGCATCGAAGCCCCACGCCCAGGAGGCGGCATCGAGCGCCAACGAGAGGCTGAACACCGGCACCGGCAGGCCATCGGGCAGCCGGTGCAGGGTCACGTTGTTGATCACGAAATACACCCTCCGAACGGGAACGACCACCGGCTCCCCATCGGGAGGTGGCGGGTCGATGTGGTTTTCACAAAGGAACAGTAGGTGACTGTCCGCTGGGGCCAATGCCGCGAAAAGCAGGTGGGCGCTCGGCGTGTAGCAAGGTTGCGGCGCGGGCGGCTCTGGGATCACCCAGATGCTGATCCCCGGCGGTGGTGGCACGGCATCCTCATACCTACCACGCCAACCCCACACGAAGGCACTCGCACTCTGAAAATCACTCCCTTGGCGCTGGGTGAGCTGCCGCGCGGTTTGCCAAGGGCTCACCCGTCCCGCGCGCTTGGTGCGGTCGCCGTCTTGATGACGAAACCCCGTCGCATCGCGCAGGCGGGACGCGTTCTGAAACAAGCTCAGTCGAGCCAATTCGAGATACGTGCCATCCTGATGCGCGAACCACGTCAAGTCGTGGAAGGGCCGAGCCTGTTGCTGGCCCGTTCGATGCTGCGCAGGCAGCGAGGCCAAGACCGGGGGTAACCGATGATCGACGCCTTGAGGCGCGGCAATCGTGCGTCGCCAGAACGTATTCCAGCCTGCGGGCGTTGCAGCCGCATCCTGCTGGCCCTGCTTCGCGCCGTCCTCCGTCTGCTTCGCCACCTGCCAGAGGTGCGAAGTCCGACCCACCGTGGGACGCTGCGTGTGCGACGCGTACCTGACCTCTCCGGTGAACACGACGCCGGGCAGGCTTGCGCCAGCACCAGCTCCCACATTCAAGGGCACGCTCGGTCGCAAGACCAGTGACTGCACCGTCAGGCCCGGGAGCTGGGCTAACAACTCGGCCCGTGCCGGTGGGATGAACTTGATCGTGACGACCGGCAGCGGCAGTGTGGCCTGCACCGTCATATCGTCGCGCGGCGCGATGTAGTTGGCCCCGAACACCAAATTGGCGTCGGCGGCGGCAGGTTGATCGAAGAGCAGATCGACCAGGGGCGGACCGACGACTACGGTGACGGCGGGCGCGGGCAACGTGGCGACCAGGGTCACCTCGTTAGACACGGCAGGCACGGCTTACCCCAGGATGGCCGACACCATCCGGGCGTCACCGCCCAGATAGAGGTTGGTGCTGGCCAGTTTCACATCGCCATCGCCGTCGGTACCGCTGCAATCCAGATCCAAAGCCGTAACTTCGTTGCCGTTGACCAGCCGCGCCCACGTGGCGACGCCGGTGCTGGTGATCAAACCGTCCTCCTGTTGCGTCAGGGTGAGGAGCCCCCCCGCAATCGTGCCTGCGGGCTTGGTGAGCCTGATCTCGACCAGCATCGCGCTCGCGGGCGTCGTCGCCGGGGTGGCGGGACGCGTACCGCCGTAAATGCGCAGGCGCGCCGGGTTGGAGCCTGCGTCGAGGAAGGCCAAAGTGCCTGCCAGCCGCGCCTCGTTGTGTTCGACAGTGATGGCAACGGTCACGGCATCATCTCCGGGCGTAGGTTGTCCGCGATCACGGCGCGGTACATCTGCTTGTGGTCGTAGCTGACCACGGTGTATCGCTGCGTCGGGTCCAGCAGTTCGAATCGGTAGTTGCCTCCGGTGTCTGACCAGGTCTCGGCGACCAGGACGCGGGTGTTCTCGCTGATGAGCTGCACCAGCCGCACCAGCGGTTGGTCGGGTTGTCCCTTCTCCTTGACCGTTCCGACGATGAATCCGTGGCCGCTGAAGTGGATGTTCTTACGACCGTTCGGAATCGGATGGAACTGCCAGTCGTAGCCACCACCTCGGTTCCACTGATTGCTCGACGGGCTGTTGAGACGCGACAAGTCAACCTGGGCATTGACGCCGATGTTGGCGGCGGGATTGGGCGGCACCGAGGTCGAGCCCCCGGCCAGGGGCAGGAGATCGTCGTCGGCGTTCACGCCCACCGTCGTCGGAAAAGCAGGCAAACCAGACGGGGTGTCGCCTGCGATAGCGTGGACGCGTGCCGTGGCCCCGTACAAAAAGACGCCAGGAATCAGTTTTCCCCGGTAGGCAGCATCGCCAACCTGGAACATCAGCACGCCATCCGCTTTGAACTGGAGCAGACGCGCCCACGGCACGCCATTGGCGTCGAAGGCTCCGGTGATCACCTCGCAGCACAAGATCAACCGCTGGCCGACGTTGAAGGTCGGCGCCACGTCGACCAACCCAGCAATGGGCCTCGCCCCATCATTGACCCCGCCCGTCACCCCAGCCCCGTCACCGAAACCACTGTTCCAGCGGGAAACGCTCCAACCGCCATCAAGATGGGCGAACCGGTAGCCTTCGGAGCCATTGCCAGTGGTCATCCACAGGCCGATGTGTTTGCGGGCGCTTGGGTCGGTCAGCAACTCGACGTCGGCCTCGAACCAGAAATCGCCGTGGGCGGCTTCATTGAAGCGCAGGATGGACTGGCTGTTGGGAGCCGAGATGTCGATGGATTGCTGCGCACTGTTGTGCGTCGCGGACATTCCGCCCAGGACTGCGGTGTAGCCGGCGGCAGGCGCAGTGGCGAAGGACTCGCTCAGCGGGTAGCTCATGGCTTACCTCCAAGGCCCGGTGATGTCGAACGCGATCTGCGCGCCTTCGGTTTCCGAGCTGTACTGCGTCCTGACCAACAGGAACCTTCTGCCTTCCTGGCCGACGACGTTGTCGACGATGGTCTGGTCGCTGTACGGACGATCCTGGGGCATCCACAGCATTCCAGGCAGGATGCCGCGCATGTGGCCATCCTCCTGCCGCACGTAGGTGGGCAGCAGCCACAAGCTGTAGTCGGCTCCATTCGGGAACGGCGTCGGGCCCCGGCCGCAGATCTGCTGGCCGTTGTTCGTGTTCAGGGACGTGAGCCCAAACCGCACCGGGTTGCCGAGTTGGGTGTGGTTGCGCAGCAGCACCTTGCCCGTGAAGTCCAGGGACGAGACCAACCCGTAGCCGCTGAACTGGCCGGGATAGCTCCAGTAGTTGCTCATCCCCGAGTAGTTGTCATCGGCAGCCAGCACCGTGGCGTAGTTGTCACCCGGCTTGAAGCTGATTAGGTCCCCGAAGCAGTAGCTGTTGCGGCCATACCAGCCGTAGCCCGCCGCGTTGGTACAGAAGAGGAAGAACAGGCGGTCGTCACCGATCAGCACCCAGTTGCGCCCACCGCCGCCGCTGTCACCATTGCTCTCGTACTGGGGGCCACGCGCGTGGAACCACTTGTACCAACCCCACTGGCTGGCGGTGACCTGTTTCCAGTTCTGCGTCGGGTTGTTCGGGTCATAGGGAGCCTGCGCGCCGACGATGGTGTCGATGTCCGACAGGTCTTCGACGATGCCGACGTTGGCCCACTTGGCCCAGCCCGTCGTGTAGTTGGGCGTCTTGAGGCTGTTGTCGATCAGCAGCAGGTTCTGCGGTGACTGAGGGTTCTTGCTGCTGTAAGCGGCCTTGTGAGTAGCCGAGAACGGCTTCTCCCACCCCAGCGGGGCGACCTTGGCCGAGAGACTTGTCGCCGTCGTGGCGGGCGAGACGGGCGTGCCAGTCACCGCGTAGGTGAACGTGGTCATCGTCGCCGTCAGCACGCGGAACTGTCCGTTGTACTCGGGCTGGTCAGCGCCAGCGATCTCGATCACCTGAAATGGCCGATAGGCGTGGCCCGAGGAAATGGTCGCCGTGGCGATGCCGTCGGCGAAGGTCAACGTATCGATAGCCTTCAAGGCGAAGCCATTGATCAGGCACGCATCGAGCATGGTCACCAGATCACCCCAGTTGTTGGCGATCTGGGGCGCGCCGGTCATGCCGCTGCTGAAGTATTTGACGGTCAGGTCGGTCATAGCAATTCCTGCGAGAAGGGTTCAAAGATCAGGGGGCACCCACACCATCAGGGCGTGTCGACATCCCCGCGAATCAGTAACGTGAAGTGGTCGTCGGGCACGGACTCCGGTCCCTGCTGGACGGTGCGCACCACCCAGACCGGGAACTGGCTGCCGATGGTGTTGAAGCGCAGCACGTTGCCGGTGGCCCAGCCGTTGCCCCAGCCGAGCGCGGGCAGACGGAAGTACGGAACGCCGGTCGCCGGGTTGTTGGGCGCGCAGTCGGCGCTGGTATTTCCGGTGGCGATCACACCTACGTTCTCGCCGATGACCTCGAACGAGGTGCTGTTGGTCATCCGAACCACCCAGCGCTCGGTGAGTGCCCCGCGATTGGTGACCGTGATCGGGTACTGGGTGTGGTTGAAGGTGGCGGTGGCGGCGCTGCCGATCAGTTCATCCGACCAGCTGCCGTTCCAGGTGCTCTGATCGAACACGAGGTTCACGCGAGCGAACAGGTCACCGGCCACCAGCGCACTGGAGACGAAACTGCCAGAGGCCGGATCGCCGGGACTGGCCAGCGGATAGGCGTGCGTCAGCGGGCGCGTGAAGCTGATCTCGCCGTTGATCTGCACGTCGCGCACCACGGCCATGTCCTCGATGCGGTGCTCGATGGTCACTGGCTGGCTGTAGCCAGTCACGTCGGTGAACGTGACGGTGCCTGCTTCCAGATCGGTAACGTAGCCTGTGTGGATCACCACGCCGTTGTGGCCGACCACACGCACGCGCGACAGACGCACCCGCGCGCAATCGATGGTCTGGCCGTTGCTGACCGACGCGGTGATGCGACCGGTGTGGCCGACGACGGCGAAGCCTCCTGGACGGAAGATCGGCACACGCCCGTCGCTGGGCAGGCGCACCGGGTCGATGCCCAGCAACGCCGCATCCAGGGGCAGATAGCTGTAGGCCACGGCGCTGTAGCGCAAGCTGGAGGCCGCCACCGGCTCGGGCCGGAAGATCTTCCCGTCTGGCCGCACGTTCTCGGCGTCGAACCACGGCTCGCTCTCATTGCCCACCGCCGTGACCACGGTGCCAAATCGCACCCGCACGAGGCCGGTGTCGTAATCGACGCTGCCGATGACGCCAGACGCGGTGATCGTGCCGTCGATGCCTGCCGTCACGGTCTGGGTTCCACCCACCGCGCGGGCGAACTGAATGGAGAGCGATCCTGGGCGAAGTGGCGCAGCACCGGTGCGGAACACGTACTCGCTGGAGATGTTCTCGCCCACAGTGGTCACGCAACTGGCGCGCGTGATGCTGTTGGTCGCGCCCGCCGACCACGAGGTGAGCGTCACCGCACCAGAGAGGTAGTTGATGCTGCCGCGCGTGACCCAGCCGCTGGGCGTGAATTCGCGCAGCGTGCCCTGGCCGTTGTCACCCCAGGGCTGGCTGCCCGCGATGGCCAGCAACACCGTGCCCGTCACCACCTGCGCGTTGACGCCGGGCACCAGCCGAAACGATGGGCTGAACGCGAACGTCTCGCTGTGGTTGCTGGTCGATCCCGCGCTGTTGTAGCGCAGCTTGACGTAGCCGGACTCGTCGTTCGGGTAGAGCGACGGCGCATCCACGTAGTTGATGCCGCCGTAGTTGAGGCGGAACATCTGGCCCACGCCCGACGCCCAGCCAAGGCGCTGCGCCCCGTAGGCAGGACTTGGAATCTTGACCGTGACGTCGGGCTGGAACTGCACAGCCCCGGTGGCATAGTTGACGTTACCGATGACTTGGCCTGCGCGCAGCACATTGCCCGCACCATCGTCGCGAGCGTATTGCGTGGGATCGACCCCGTTCCACAGGCCCAGCCCCATCGCCTGAATCTGCTGCAGCGTGTAGACCCCGAGCACGGCGGTGTCCGTCAGGGTGTTCCACTCGATCTCCAATGAACCCGGCTCGATGGAGCCCAGGGTTGCAGTCACCGGCACCTTGCCCTGGCCATCGCGCGAGGGGTGCGCGAAGCTGTCTTCCTGCTTGGGGCCCGCAACGTAGTCGACGGTCAGCAGTGCGCCGACTGGCGGCAGGACATTCGGCGCGAAGCTCAAGAGGTTCTGCGCGACGTTCAGACTACCGGTGGCAGCACCACTGAGCTCGCCAGACGTTGTAGCGGACGCCGTGCGCGTGCCCGTGCCGCTCTCGTGTGGCCAGGTGATGGTGAGCGTGCCCGGCTGAACGCTTTTGCCTTCGGGCGGGGCAAGCTGCAGGGCCTGCGATGCCTTCAGAGCGGCGGTTGGCTGTTGCGTTTCCTGGGTCGGCACGTTCCACGTCAGGATCAGCGAAGAGCCCACGTCGGGCAGTGCCCCCAAGGTCACGACGAAGGCCCCGGTGTTCTTGTTGAAAGTGCCCGCGCCGTAGCTGGCATCCAGCCCTTTGAGGGAGCCATTGCCGCCATCCGACAGCACGTACCAGCGGCCCTGAGCCATGTAGCTGATGGCAAGCGTGCCGGGTTGCGGCACCGGATTTACGGTGCCGACGTAGGACTGGCTGCGCGATTCCGGCGTGACCGCAATCTCCGCGCTTTGCGGCGCGCGCTGCAGTTGTGCAGCGGGTGTGTAGGTGATGGCCTTGCTGTTGGACATCGAGCCGGAGTTCAGGCTCAGGACGCCGTTGGCGTAGTCGATGGTGCCCAGCGTGCCGCTGGCAGTCTTGAGCAGGCCCGCATCGTCGAAGATCGTGATGCCATCGGTGACGATTGACAGCGACCCCGGCAGGCAGCCACCCGGCAGGTTGAATTTGATGCTGGTGTTCCAGGCGTGGCTGGCCGTGTAGCTCACGGGTGCCGCGCCCGGTACCGGCAAGCCTGCTGCGGCGTAGGGTGGCACGAAGGAGATCGGCGTCTCGGTCTGGGCGCTGGGCACGAGCTGCGTGTAGATGGACGCGCCCTTGATGGTGAAGTCGCCCACATTGGCAGCCTGCGTCAGCGGCACGACGCCGACGTAGGTGCCCGCGTCGGCCACCACCGTGTCGCGAGTTTTCGTGCTGTTGGTTGCCCGCGTGAAGGTTCTGCTGGCGGGCGAGCCCGTGAAATCAAAGCGCAGCGCGTCGCTGATGGCGACTGTGACGACCGCCGCCTTGTAGTCCTGGTCGGTGTTGTAAGTGAAACTGCGCTCGACCACCGACACGGCGGTGGCGCGGATGTACTGCTCCTTCTGCGTGGGCAGTCCTTCGTTCTCGATCAGGACAAGGGTCTGGCCGACGTTGGGCACGGCGTCGCTGAGGCGTTGGAAGAGCTGGATCACCCGCTGGCCCGCAATGTGGTTCTCGAACAGGTAGCCCGCCCACTCCGGCCCTTTGTTGAGGTAGGCCTCGATGCGGGTCTGCGCCTGCTCACGGGTGTCGAAGGTCTTGCGGGTGGAAAACAGCGTGACGCTGACGCGCTCGTCCTGCGGGGGCTCGGCCACGATGACGTTGGCCCCGAAGTAGGTGTCGGTGTCATCCGTGGCCACTTGCACGAAGCTCTTGCGCAGATTGACACGGCCTCCGGCGCGATCCAGCTCGGAGATGTCGGGGAAGATGGCGTTTGAGACGCCATCGGCAATCACGAGGCCCGTGGGCGCGCCGCCGCCTTCGGGCACGTCCGCCATCACGGCGGACTTGAGCAGCTTCACGTCGCCAGATTGAATTGGCATCAGGCAATCTCCAAAAATCGAAGGGTCAGGCGGTAGAAGTCGTTGCCGGATCGCGCTGGGATGCCAAGCACGGGTTCGGCCTCGATGGCGACCTCCTGGTGGCGGAAAGCGACCGTGAAGACCCGGCCATCGGCGAAAGTCAGTTCGAAGCGGCCTGTGCTGCCGCCCACCGGAATCGCCGCCCACGCGCGCAACTGCTCGATGGCGGCACGCGTCACCCAGGCCATATCGGGTGCTCCCACCAGAGTGATCGGCCGACCTGCCTGCCGGGTGGCCGACTGGATCAGCAAGGCCCCGGTGATCAGGTAGGACGCATTGGCGACAGCAGGCGACCACGCGTGCTCGTCGCTCCAGAGCAAGTCGTCCGGCAATGGCAGAGCCACCCCGGTGTCGAGGTTCTTCAGTTGCATCGGGAAACCCTCAGGCAGAGAAACAGGAGCGCACGGTCAAGCCGCGTAACAGGAACGCACGGTCAAGCCGTGCGGGCGCGGGCGGCGTCCAGCAGTTGCAGCAGTCGCGCTTCGTCGCGCGCATCGACGGTGGCGTTGACCTTCTGTTGTCCCGAGGACAGTTCCACGCGCACGGTGCGGGTGGGCGTACCTTCGGGCAACGAGGGACGTGGCAGGCTGCGGCTTGCGGGCTGCACCAGACCACCCGAGGCAAAGCCCTGAATGCCCGCCAGCGCACGCCCGGCCAGTGCCTGCGCCGGAGCGCTCAGGTTGTTGATGGTTTCGAAGAAGCCAGCGCCGTAGCGGGCGACTGCCTGCCGGTTCACGACGAACTCGCCCGGGGTGAGCATCGCCGGGACGGTGTCGGATTTCGCCAAGCCACCGCGCCGGTAAAACTCGCCCTGGTTTTGCTCCATGTAGTCGATCAGCTCACGCTCCAGGTCTTTACCCCAGAGCAGCGGCTGGGCCATCGCCTGCCGCCACGTCTGCTTGATGCGTTCGAGGTTCTGGCGCTCGTTGCCGGTCAGCGTCTTGCGGCCGATGAAGTCTTCCAGCGTGCGGCGATCCTGCTGCGCCTGCTTGCCGTAGTTGTCCATCGTCTTGCTGCGCATATCCAGACTGACCGATGCGCCGTAGTTCCACTGCAGCCAGCTCGTGTACTCGTTCATTCCCTGCAGGCCCAGGTCGATCATCTTGAGCGCCTCGAACGCTTCGCGGTTCTTCTTGGGCCCGCTCGGCTTGTCGTTGGGATCGGAGCCTGTGGAGCCGGTACCGCCCAACGAGGCAACGCGCCCACCGACCGCGAAGTGTGCGACGCCATTGGCCAGACGCGAGAGCGCGCCGCTGCCGTACTTCTGCACCGCCGCCTTGCGGATCACGAAGGCCCCGGCATCCAGGGTGCGCGGCACGGTGTCGTGGTGGCCGGAGCCGGGCACAGAGCCACCGCTCATCCGGGGAAAGGCCGGAGCCACCGCACCGCCGTCGGCAAACCGCCGCACGCCACCCACCAGACCGCCAGTGGCATTGGTTTCCACCTTGGTCACGTAGATGGTGTGGGTGCTGGAAGTGTTGCGCCCGTTGAGGCTGTCGATTTCCGCGCGTACCGCACCGACGTTGCTGGCCACCTGATGCTGCGACTCGGTCTGGATGCGATCCAGCGCCTTGATCATCCCCTCGACATTGGTGATAGCCGCCTGCGCCTTCTCGGTCGCCACCTTCAGCTCGAACTGCGCGTTTTGGTCGGCGTAGGTCTTGAGCTTATCCAGTGCCTCCTTGGCCTTGGACACATCGGCATCGACCGGCAGCGTCTTGCCTTCCTTGAGCAACTGCTCGTATTCCTTGAGCTTCTTCTCCGCTTCCTGCAGATCGGCCTGGATCTGGAGCAGGTATTCCTTTTCGGCCAGCGCCTTGTCCAGATCAGCGATGGCCTTGTCGAAGCGTGTGGTGTCGGCGTCGAGCGTGACTTTCAGCCCGTCCTTGAGCTTGGCCGTGATGTCGTCGATCTGGCGCGTGGTCTCGGTCAGCGTCCGCTGAATCTCATCGCGCGCCGTGATTGCCGCGCGTGCCGCCGTCTGGTGCGCCTTCGCTTCGGCATCCAGCGTCTGGTTGAGAATCTCCTCGGACTGGCGAATGCGGTCGATGGCATCGCGCACGCCCTGTTTGCCCTGCGCGGCCTGCACGTCGGCATCCTTGGCCTTCTGCGCCAGTTCCGCGCGCAACTGATCGGCTTGCCGCATCAAATCGGTGGCCTGCTGGTACTCCTGCCTGCGGTATGCCTCGCGCGACTGTGCTTCCAGCTGCGTGACCTGAGACACCGCTTGCTCGGACTGTTTGCGCGCTTCCTCGCCGCGCTTGGCCTCGTTGGTCTGGCTGGTGGCCACCTGCGCGGCCATGTCCATCGCTTTCTGCGCGAGCTGGCGAGCAAGCTCCAACTCGCCGTTGGCCAGCGCGCGACGCGCCTGTTCCTGCATCTCGGCGATCTGGCGCTTGCGATCCTCGGTGGCCTCGTACTCCGTCATACCCTGACGGCGGATGTCGCGGATGCGCTCCTCCGTGGACATCGACAACTGGCGCTTGGCTTCCTCGATGCGCTGCACTTCCGCCAGATGCCGGTTGGCTTCAGCATTGAGAGCGTCGATGTGCTGGCGGTACTCCGTGAGCGCCTGCCCCAGGGTCTGGCGCTTGGTGGCGAGGATGTCGTTCTCGACACGCTGCACGTTGGCACGGCGCTCCTCCTCGGTCTGGCCTTGCCGGGCGGCGGCCTGCTTGCGCGCCTGCGTTTCCTGATCGATCAGACCGAGCGTCTCGGTCGTGGCCTGACGGCGCAGGGTCGCCTGCTGTGTCAGCGCCTCGGTGAGCAACTGCGTGGACTTGGTGATCTTGGCGATTTCGGACTGTTGGGTACGCTCCAGTTCCGCCTTCTCCTGGTCGTAGCGGTTCTTCACCGCTTGCACCTGCTGCGCGAGGCTCGCCTCGACGATGGTGGTCAGCCCCTTGTAGGCTTCGGCCATCTTGGCGGTGGCGTCGTTGACCACACCTTGGGCCTTGCCGACGGCCTGTTCGACCTCGCCGAGCCGGGACTTGAGCTTTTCCAGCGCGGCGTGCACCGCCTCGATGCCACGCCCGACCGCTTCCTGCGTGCCCTGGCGCACGGCTTCGAGCCGCTTGGCGATTTCCTCGGCAGCGGTCGCAGCGGTGTTCATCGCGCCTTTGGCTGCGTTCGCACCTTCGGTGGCGTCGGCGTACATCTCGGCGAAGATGCGATTCATCTCCGCGAGCCGCTGTTCGTGGCGCTTGGTGGCTTCAGCGATGGTGTCGGACGTGAAGATGGCGGCGAACACCTCCCACTGGAAGCGCAGGTGCTCGATGCCCTTCATCAGCACCTCGACCATGAAAATGCCCGCCTTGCGGACGATCTCGAACTTTTCCGACAGCCACGTCCCGATCTCCCAGCCGATGATGGCCGCGCCCAGCACCCCGAACGCCACGCGAAGCTTGCCCACTGTGGCGATGGCATTGGACAACGACAGGTTGGCCGTTGCCCACGCGGCCGCCGTGGTGCTGGCCGCCGTCACCGCCGCCGCACCTGCCGTCTGCCACGCGATGATCAGCGCCGGGATTAGGCGGTAGATCA